GGATAATGCCGTCATTTATTTCACAACTATCCGGCCGAATTATTTTGTGCCGGGGCAATCTGTCATTGTTACCGGGGCCGGAACTTACAATGGCACTTATACAGTCACCGATGATCGGATTGAGCCATACACATTCACAGCTGCCACAGTTGCAGCAGATCGCACATATCCATTGCCATTTATCCCAAGCGCATTGGCTACTTTAAGCGGATCATCAGCTGCACAGCTTTATGCATCAACACCGCCTATTGAAAATGCAATTTTGGTTGTATCGGTCGAAATTTTCCAGAGCATTACAGCTCCCGGCAACCAAATTATGTCAGACACATTTCAGCCATCACCATTTGTGCTTGGCCGCAGTTTAACAAATAGAGTTGTTGGCTTGCTTGGACCATTTTTGGATGTTGAGGCGATGTGCCAATGAGTATTGAATCAGCTGTACGCACACCATTAAAAACAGCACTTTCAACTATTGCTGCCAATGTCTATAACGGCATTCCAGAGGCAATGACATCTCCAAGCATCTGTTTAATTCCGGATGCGCCATATCTTGAAAGCGTTTTAATCAATGGATCAACTACAAAGGTGAAAGTCAATCTGACTGTCACGGGTGTTGTTGCTTACATGAGCAATGCAGCAGCTTTAGACAATTTAGAACAATTAATGATTAGCATCATTAGCACAATGCCAAACGGCTATGTCGTAGGCAATGTCAATCAACCACAACCATTGGAAGTTGGCGCGGGCAAATACCTCACAGCCGATTTACAAGTCAGCACCTACTACACCAATTAAGGAGAAATCATGCCAACAACAATCATCACGGGCAGAGACATCACTTTCAGCATTGCTGCTGCAAATTATGATGCTCAAGCCACATCAGCAACTTTGACTGTTGATTCAACAATCAACACATATCAAACACTTGATGGCAAGGCGTACTTTACAACCGACACTCAAGGCTCATTTGCCGTTGAAATGTTGGCTGATTGGGGAGCATCAGGATCACTTTGTGAAGCTCTCTGGACAGCTGCAACAAACGCACCAAATACTGGTCTTTCGGTCATATTTGGCGCAGATTCTGGAGCATCATTTGCTTTTGATGTGCAGCCAATTCTGCCATCTGCCGGAGGCACAGCACCAGATGCACAAACTGTTTCGCTTGCATTCACATGCGTAACAACACCAATTTTAACAATTACCTAATAGAAAAGGACACGGGAGCATGAAACTACCAATTACAATCGAATACACGGATGGCAATGCTGAGACATACATTGCACATCCAGCAGAATGGGCAAAATGGGAAAACAAGACTGGCAACACGATTGGACAAGCTCAAGACAAAATGGGCGTGTCTGATCTGTTGTTTCTTGCATACCATGCAATGAAGCGCGAAATGGCCGGCAAGCCAGCTAAGCCATTTGAGATTTGGTGCGAAACTGTTGCTGACATAATTGTTGGTGATGCAAACCCAAAAGCTATAAATCCGGAAGCATAAATAGGATTCTTTGGGAGGTAGCCATCGCAAGTGGCCAACCTGTCAGCGAATTTAAAACAGCTGAGGATTTATTAACGGCAATTGAGATTATGGAGAAGCGAAATGGCTGAGGATGCGGTTGCTTTTGATAAAGCTGAACTACGATCAATCATTTATGCTTTCAAAGGCATGGATGATGAAGCTGTGACTAAAGCCAAATCTGTGTCCAATGGTCTTGCCACTTATCTTCAAGGCAAAATCATTTCCAAATCTCAAGGCCGGGATAGAGCTTCAAGCCGCATTGCCGAAGGATCGCGAGTAAGCAAATCATCCAAAGTTGGCGAAATGTCATTTGGTTTTGCCTCACAGAAATTTTCAGGCGGTGGCACAACTCAGCAGCTTTGGGGTGGCTACGAATTTGGATCAAACAAATATAAGCAATTCCCAATCTGGTCTGGCCGTGAAGGTCGCGGCTCAAAAGGCTGGTTTATTTATCCAACGCTCAAGGCAGAACAGCCTCAAATTGTTAGCCAATGGGCAGAAGCGTTTTCACAGATTGTAAAGGTGTGGTAAATGGCCGCTCAAGGATCAAGAACGCTCAAGCTCTCTTTATTGGCCGATGTTGCTGAATTTACAAAAGGCATCAAAACGGCCGGTAAAGATACAGAATCAATTGGCGATCAATTCACGGCATTTGGCAAAAAAGCCGCTTTAGCCTTTGCTGCTGCCGGAGCTGCAATTGGTGCATTTGCAGTAGAGTCAATCAAAAACGCAGCAGCTGATGAAAAGGCTCAACGCTTATTGGCTTTGACAATTGAAAACACGACCTCTGCCACAACTGCCCAAATTGCAGGTGTTGAGAAATACATTTCAACAACATCAATTGCAATTGGTGTCACTGATGATGAATTGCGACCAGCATTTGCTAGATTGACTAGATCAACAAAAGATGTTGAAGAAGCTCAAAAATTATTGAATTTGGCCTTGGATATTTCATCAGCCACGGGCAAACCTCTTGAAGCCGTAGCCAATGCACTTGGAAAAGCTTATGATGGCAATCTTGCCTCTTTGGGTCGTTTAGGATTGGGCATAGATCAATCAATTCTTAAGTCTAAGGATTTTGATTTAGTCTTTAACACTCTTACCAAAACTTTTGGCGGTTTTGCAGATAATGAAGCGCAAAGTGCCGAAAAGGCTTTTGCCCGTATAAAAATCGCAACCGATGAAGTGCAAGAACAAATTGGAGCGGCTTTGCTTCCGGTCGTGCAAGAATTGACAGCATTTATTCTTAGCGATGTTGTGCCAGTTTTCCAAAGTTTTGTTGATGGTTTAACTGGACAAGATGGCTTGAGTGATAGTTTGACAGAATCACAGGCCACGGCAGTTGCATGGGGCAAAAAAGTCAGAGGCATTATTGACACAATTATTGAATTGAAGGATCAATTGCTAATTGTTGGTGGCATTATTGCCACAATCTTTGTGACATCCAAAATTGCCGCAGCTGTTCAAGGCACAATTGTTTTAATTACCAGCTTGATTAAAGCTTACAATTTGCTCAAAGCATCAGCATTGGTAGCTGGCATTGCATCGGCATTTGCACTTAATCCATTGCTTGGTGTCGGAGCTGTCGCACTAGCTGCTGCTGTTTTAGCTGCTGCCAATGCTTTAGTTGGTTCAGATGAAAAATTGCCAGAATTTGCTGTTGGTGGAGCACCCGGAGCAATTAGCGGTGGTGGTGGCGGCGGTGGCGGCGGTGGCGGTGGCGGCGGCGGTGGCGGCGGCGGCGGCGGCGGCGGCGGCGGTGGTGGCGGTGGCGGTGGAGCTGTAATACCAAAAATTAAGATTCCAGTAATACCAGAAATAAAAGGCGACAAAGGTGGCACGGAAGGCGTAGCTGGAGCTGGCACAACAGATTCACAAAACACAGCGCGATTGATTGCAGCCGCTGCTGCTGCTAGTGCAAGCATGAGTGACATAAACGCAAGAACCATGGCTATCCGAGCCAGAGAGCGCGGAGATGTCATAATCAATGTCAATGCGCCATCAGTAATTGATGAGGAAGGTTTTAGCCGCGCAACAGCCAATGCTCTTAACAACTCGACTTTTAGAGGCACAAATGGTGCAAGCAATTTGGTTTATTTATGACAATTTTTAATCCAATTTGGCGCGTTAAAATTGCAGGTATTCAATACACAAATTATGTTTTGGCTAACCTTTCAATTACATCGGGTCGCACAAACATCTATGAACAAGCAAATGCTGGATATGTGAGCCTTGAGCTAATCAATTTAGATCAATCTAACATTGACATTGAAATTAATGATGCTGTGACTATTGAATTGCAAGATTCCACAGCTACATTTGTGCCAATCTTTGGCGGCACAGTCGTTGATCTAGGCATTGGCATAGCTGCATCTGGTGTCGTTGGCATTAATCAATCAGTCAGAATTACAGCTGTGGGAGCTTTGGCTAGATTGCCAAAAGCTTTGACCGATGGTGTTTTGTCACAGGATTTTGATGGTGATCAGATTTTGACCATTCTTTCAGACCTGCTAATTAACTCATGGAATGAAGTCCCGGCAGCTCTGACATGGGCAACCTATGATCCAACGACCCAATGGCAAAATGCAGAAAACACCGGATTGGGCGAAATTGACACACCCGGAGAATATGAATTGGCACAAAGAGCATCATCAACAATTGATGTCTATTCATTGGTTTCAGCTCTGGCAACATCGGGATTGGGCTACATTTATGAAGATGCCCAAGGCCGCATTTCCTATGCCTCGGCACTCCATCGCTCAATCTATTTGGCCACTAACGGCTACACCGATGTGTCAGCAGCTCAGGCACTAGCCAATTCACTCTTTGTGCAGACTAGAGCTGGTGACATACGGAATGAAATCGTTTTAAAATATGGGACAAATTCTAATTCTGAGGTCACAGATACCGATGCCACATCGGTTGGTTTATATGGCCGGCTTGCTCAAATCATTACAACAACAGTCAAGCATCAAAATGATGCTGAGGATCAGGCAGCGTTTTATTTGACTCTTAGAGCCTATCCACAGGCCAATTTCAATCAAATCACTTTTGAGCTGACAAACTCTGAAATTGATGATGCTGACCGGGATGCCTTGATTAACATTTTTATGGGCTTGCCTTTACGCATCACAGATTTGCCGCTCAATATGGCCTCCGGCACATATCTTGGATTTGTCGAAGGCTGGTCATGGCGTGCCTCATACAATTCGGTATCAGTAACCGCTTTACTTTCACCATTGGCATTTTCATTGCAAGCCATGCAATGGCAAGATGTCGCAATTGCAGAACAATGGAACACAATTAGCGGAAGCCTAAATTGGGCTGATGCGTTAGTCGTAGCGTAAGGAGATAACAAGTGGCAAATCCCACAACGAACTATGGTTTTGTTTTACCGACACCGACAGATTTAGTAACGGACCTGCCGGCAGATTTTGATGTTGCATTGCAAGGTGTGGATACAAGACTCAAGGCATTACAACCTGGCACAACGCTTGGTGATATTGCATATTCATCAGCAACCGCCAACACAAACACCCGCCTTGGAATTGGTAGCACAGGACAGGTTCTCACAGTAACAGGCGGAGTTCCAGTTTGGGCTACACCATCAGGTGGTGGTGGAAAAGTCTTGCAGGTTGTTTATGGAAACACAACTACCTCCACTACAAATGCCACTAGCACCTATGCGGACACAACACTAACCGCAACAATTACACCGACTTTGGCTACCAGCAAAGTTTTGGTAATGGTTGCACAAAATGGACTGGAAAAAGGTGGTGCGAATCTTAACAACGCAATGGGA